TCCTTGATCGGGACACACGACCAAATTCCATGGTGTTTTTGTATTATTGTTCATGCCGTCGCGGTCGATATGGTGGATTACAACACCTTCCGGCAGCGGCTTCCCGAGCGCGGCTTCTGCCATCAATACATGTTCAAATTTATAATCGCCGCTTGCTGTGCGGATCTGCACATAATCAGTGCCAAGTTGCCTTTTGGCGATAGTCCGGTGGGAATACACCCTGACCGCTGATGGATCTCCGTGCCGCTGCCAGCGCGTGTAGTGCATACGGCACATTCCGCGTGTATCGGACGTTTTTTCACATCCCTCTATTTTGCAAATCATATGATGTCTCCCCCGATAAATTCCCTACCTGACAATTGGCACGCCTCAAGAGTGCCGTACCCCCCCGAGCATGGATCAATTACGAGGTCTCCGCGATTGGTAACAGCCCGGATCAGCCGGTCCGTCAGGATATGCGGCTTCGCGTGCGGGTGCCGCGGCGAATTGCGGGCTTCGTACCAGCAATCGCTGATCCGGTGATCGGTCCAGGCGCCCTTCGCGATCTGCGGCTCCTTCTGGCAAACGACCAGATATTCCGTGACGCAGCGCAGCCGGCGCCCCATGCCGATCGCCATCTTGTTCCAGCATAGCACGTCGACCACGCGGAACTTGCGCGCTCGCCGCAGGTATTTCAAATGCTGGCCGCTGCCGATAGAGAACTTGTCGACCCAGAGAAACAGATGGCCCGACGGGTGCAGGATGCGCTCAGCCTCCTCGACCACGAACGCGATCGCGTCGTCGGTCATTTGCGGGAGGCGGTATCGGGCCTTTTGTCGCGATCCCTCGTTGCCGAATTTGAGTTGATCGAGGCAGGTGCGGTACTGCGGGTCCAGGATCACCAGCCGCGCAATTCGATCCGGCAACCGGGAGAGCAATTCCACCGCATCAATCTTCTGCCGATCATTGCGCACCAAATTCAACGAAAGTAACCGGCGATCCGCGCGGTGCTTGGCCATGGTGAATTTGGCTTTCCTTTTAGGTGATCGTGCCGGGGATCACGAACTCGCGAATCTCGATACGGAGTGCCGGATTTGCGTCGTATCGTTTGATGGCGCGAGCGTCGATCACCTGAGAATCATCCCTCCAGCAAATCTTGTTCAGTGCGTCCATCGCCACTTTCAAATAATTGTCGATATCGACGCGCGATGTCGGTAGCACCGCGCCGGCCAAGGCGGCTTCTCGCTCTTTCTTCGACCAACTCTCCGGAATCTCGCGAAATGCGTGAACGAGTAGCGATACCGGCCTCTCGGTTGGCTGTTTGCCTCGCATATGCAGTGATGCAACTTCGGCCAGCATTTTCTCATATGCTTCCGTGTCCGGATCAGGATAGTGATGCACGAATGCTTTGCGACTTCCCTTGGGGAACACTATCCGCGAGCGGTGACGCCCTTTGTGGCCCGGCTTGCCGATTAGCTCAAATTGCACAAAAATTGGGCCAGGCACCAACGGCGCCGGCCCCATTGTCGGAAGTGGTATTTGCTCAGGCGGCATCGGGAGGGCCGCCGGCGGCCTCCGCGACCTTGCGGGCAGCCGTCCCGATCTGGGTGACATTGCCGCCCATGGCGTTGTTCAGGTCTTCTCCAGTCACGCCCTTGTGCTTGCGGGATCCTTTGGCTGGCTTTGCCGCCGTAGCCTTCTTGCCGCCCCGCGGCGGCTTATCACCGCCCAGATCGCCCGGATCGATCTTGTGCTCGTCGAACATTTCCTCTTGCGCCATCGCGCGCGTCAGGATGCCAAGCTTCTTCAGGCCGTCGATGATGTGGAACATCGTTACGTGCAGATCCTCGTCGTCCATCGCTTCTAGCTTCAGCACGATCGCCAGTGCTTTCCGGTCGACGTGTTCCTTCTCGACGGCATCCTTGACCGCGGCACCGTAAATTCCGGCCTGCGATTGCTGCCGCTTCTTGGTTTCCCGCTTGGTCTTTGCCAAATCTTCCCAGATCGACTTCTTCGGGAAAATCAGCGTCGTCGCCTCGGTGACGCTGGCTTTCCCGTCCTTCGCCGGTGATCTTGCCATGTTGGCTCCTAATTGAGGGTGATGTTTCCGGCGGCGAGTGCCGTCGGCGGATTGGCCTGTTCGTCATCCTCGAGGATGTCGTGCAGGAGAGAGGCCGCCACCCGAACCGGATCGGCGTGGCATTCGTCTGAAAGATTCGCCAGCCGAGCGGCCGTCTGGGCATCAAGCGGGATGCTGATCCATCGGACCGGATGCGCTTCATCATCGAGATCAACTTGCATGGTGCGAACCCTTTCAGATTCGCGAATCACCTGCTAGGTGCCCTCGAACCTTTATCTAGTTTTTTCCCCAAGAACTCGCCGCTGGATCCCCTTTCTGGGAGTGTTTTGTGCGGTGTCCTCGATAACTTCGGCACTTCCACGGTTTTGGGCCAAGGCGCCCCGGTCGGCCATTCAGCCCGGAACCGGTCAATCATGGCGAAATAGGTGTCGATCCGCGTGGACCCCTTTCCGGAAATGTACCGATCCAAGAAAGCTTGGTCTCCGTGTATTCGCTTGCTTACGGTTGACAATGCCCATCCCTTCGCATCTGCGAAAGCCTGGGCGAGGACCATAAGATTGGACCGCATAATCTGTTCCGACATAGTTCCGCTTTACACTGCTTTTTTTCGCCCCGCAATCGAAAATGGTAGTTTTTCCCCTTGACGTTATATAGTTTCTTCCCCTATGGTGATCGGACGCTGTAACCTCCGATTCACTAGCCAAGAGGGCGGACGAAATTATGACCTTCCAGACACAAGCGGTTTTGCGCGCCAGCCAGGGTTTCCCCCTCGGACTGGCCGTTTCTTTTTGTGTGGTCGCGGCCACGCTGATCCTATTTTCGGCCCTCGCCTTGAACGGCATCGGCCTGATCGAGTGGTGATCGGGATGAAAAAAGCCCCCGCCAATCCGCGCGACGCCTATGGCGATCGCATCTTCGTCGGAGACATTGTCCGAAATTACTAGCCCGGCCATCCCCCCTCTCTGTGGCACCGCAAGGTGACGGCCATCGGCGACCGCAACAATCCACACTTGAGGGGCACCATTATGGTCGAAGGAGCGATTGCATGGCACAGCGCTCGGAATTTCGAGAAGGTTCCGAAATGAACAGCCTCCCTCCCATCCTTGCCCGCGACTACGCGATCAACCGGGTCCGCGCCACCGGATGCTTCTTCGCATTCGGTGCCGTCGGTACCGCCCTCGGGCGGGCCCTGCTGCTGATCCTCGGGGTGCTTCGATGAACAGATTATCTGCCGTTTGCTCGGGCTTTGGGCTCGGTGTCTTCGTAGTTCTTTTCACCGACATGATTGACGGAAGATGCCCGCCTCCGGTTACGACGGAGCGAATGATTCTGGGCGCATCATTCATCATGCTCAATCTCGCTTTCTGCCTCTTTCACATCTTCAAAAAGGAAACCTAATGTCTGACATCAATCCGCGCGCCGTCATCGGCAGCAACACGCCCGATTCTATCGATTATGCCAAAGATGAAATTGAACGGCTTCAAGCCGAATATGCGGAGACCTACCGCGCGGTCGAATCGCTTCTCGGCGAGTTCGATGAAACGCCAGATACCATCGAGGATGATACCCAAAAGGGCATTGTCGCCAGCCTCATCAAGCGGATGCGCGATACTACGAAACGGATTGATGGACTTCGGGAACTTGAAAAAATGCCGTATTTCCGGCGCGGCCAAGGAGTCGATCAATTCTTCAACGGGCTATTCGACCGGCTCACCCGCCGCGAGAAGCGCAACCGGCCCGGTGCCGCCGATATCCTCCAGCAGCGTTTGACCGATTACGACACAAAATTGCTGAAGGCCGAGCAGGAACGGCGCCGCAAGGAGGCCGCCGAGGCCGAGCGAAAGGCCCGGGAAGCCCGCGAGGCCGAGGCCAAAGCCGCTAGGGAGGCCGAGGAGAGGCGTTTGGCTGCCGAACGGGCCAGACTGCCGGAAACCCGCGAAACCAAGCAGGAGGCCGCCGCGCAGGCCGAGGAAGTGGCATCCACGGCTAGGATTGAGGCGGCGGTCGCCAATGATCAGGCCGAGGCAGCCTATATCGATACGCTCGCCCGGCCGGCCGACATCATGCGGAACCGCGGTGCGGACGGAACCCTGACCACGATGGCGCGAGAGTTCTACGCCGAGATCGAGGATGCGAACCTTTTGGACAAGACCGCGCTCTGGCCTTTCATCAGCCTAGACGCCAAGGAAAAGGCGCTGCGCCAGTGGGCTAAAACTAGTGGCCACCGCCAGCAGATGCCGGGGGCGAAGATCGGAGATCGGCCAAAGAGCGTCGTTCGATGACGAAGTTTGAGGTCGGTCATCTAACCAATGTCACCCACGGGTTGTCGGCCTCGCCTGAATATCAGTGTTGGGCAGACATGAAGCAACGATGCCTGAATCCTGATGCTAAGTTTTTCGAGCATTATGGAGGTCGTGGAGTTACGATATGCGATCGATGGCGGGATAGTTTCGAGGATTTCATATCCGATGTCGGACATCGTCCGACTCCGGCCCATACGATCGATCGCCACCCCGACAACGACGGCAATTATGAGCCCGGCAATGTCCGATGGGCCACGCGCCAACAGCAGATAGATAATCGGCGCAACACCCGAAAAATAATGATCGATGGCGAAACTCTTTCGCTGACCCAGGCCTGCAAAAAATTCGGAGTCGATCGCAAACTAGTTGCCACCAGAATCTATGAATACGGATGGTCAGTCGAACGCGCCCTTACGCCGCCCCTTTGGAGGAGAAAATGAGAACCTATTCGATCGTCGGAATGAACTACATCAAGACTGAGGGCGTGGTCGCGGCGCTCGCGGTCGGGACCGCCGTCACCTTGGTCCGGGAACCGCAAAACGTGCACGACAAGAACGCGGTCGCGGTCTACGTCGGCATCCAGCGCGTCGGTTATATCCCGAAGAAACAGAACCTCGTGCTGGCGGCGTTCATCGACCAGCAGCCGCTCCGCTCGATGGCCTTCGATGCCGGAACCGGCTTCACTGCCAACGTCCGGGCTGTTGATGCGAAGTTCGTCCGGTCACCGAATAGTGGCTACCCGATGGTCGAGGTTTAGGGGTAGAATTTCTCCATGGCAAAATCAAAGGGAGGCACCCCGGTGCAGCAAGCTGAACTACTACCGATGAAAGACGTTACGCCGAAGGATAGCGCGAAGCCCGAGGCTCCGGTTCGGAAAAAGGAGCGCCGAAAGATCGAGGGACAGATCGCCAAGAACTCGAAGGCGGTCGCCATCGCCCAGCCGCAGGTGCCGGCGCAGCAAAAGAACGTACTGGCGATCATCGCCGATGCCGCATCGAACCCAGCCGTCAATCCGGAAAACATGCGGATGCTGCTCGACATGCAAAAGGAGATCATGGCCGAGCAGCGCCGCTGTGATTTCAATGATGCTTTCCTCCTGATGCAATCCGAATTGCCGGCGATCCGGCAGGATCGAAAGATCGAGATCCGGAAAAAGGACGCCAGCGGCGAGCGCACTGGAGCGATCCAGCAGTCCACGCCCTACGCGACCTTCCCGAACATCATGAAAACAATCAAGCCGATCTTGAGGAAGTACAACTTCTCGCTTTGGTTCGCGACCGAGATGCTGCCCGAGGGGCGCCTCCTGGTGCGAGGCTTCATTGATGGTTACGGCCATCAGCGATCGACGGCGTTTCCGCTGCCAGCGGACACGTCCGGTTCGAAGAACAATCAGCAAGGCTGGGGATCGGCGCAGTCCTACGGCAAGCGGTACTGCACCATCGCGCTGCTGAACATCATCAGCGAGGCCGGCGAAGATGCCGACCTTGACGGCAATGAGCCGGAAAAGGCTTCTGGGAAGCCGGCGCAGGCCACCAAGGTGACGGGCGACGGATTCCCCGGCGACCTGATCACCGCCGCCCAGATCAAGACCATCCTCGAATTGATCGCTGATGCCGGGATCAGCGAACAGAACTTCTGCATCAAATACGGCCTCGCCAAGACCGGCGACCTCCCCGCCGAGCTATTCGACGCCGCCAAGAAGGCGATCGCGGATCACAAAGCAAAGGCGTCGAAGTGATGTTTAGAATCGTCTTTGAAGTGGCTGTTGAGCAGGCAAAAGACGCATGTCCGATGACGGATGCCGAGGAGGAGGACAACCTTGTCAGTTGTATTTTAGATGCGCTTGGCTTTCCAGAAAGCGTCAAGGTGACAGCCAAGCTATTGCGGCGGGAGGAAAAGTGATGGCGAAAGCATCAGCAAAACCGGTGGCGCCGAAATCCAACCTTGTCATCCTCGACGTCGAACAGGGTTCAGATGCTTGGTTCGAGGCCCGTCGTGGCATCCCTTCGGCGTCTAATTTCAGCGTCATCATGGCGCAGGGAAAGGACGGTGGCGAGTCGATCACGCGCCTCGAATACCTGCGGCGCCTCGCCGGCGAGATCATTACCGGGCGCTTGGCCGAGCAAACGTTCAAGTCGTCGGCGATGGAGCGCGGCAAGGAAATGGAGCCGGAAGCGATCGCGGACTATGAGGCTCGCAACAAGGTCACGGTCCAGCGGATAGGGCTGGGGATCAATTTCGCTGGCCTGAAACAGTGCTGCGCGTCGCCTGACGGATTGGTCGGGTTCGACGGCGGTATCGAGACCAAGACCATGAGGCCCGACAAGATGATCCCGCTGCTGGAGCGCGGCACCGCGATGCAGCCTGAGCACCGTGCGCAGGTGTTCGGCAATATGCTGGTGTTCGAGCGCGACTGGTGGGATTTCAAAATCTATTATTTTGGAATGCCTCCGTTCGAGGTCCGCGTGATGCGCGACGAAAAATACATCCGCGAACTTCACAATCAGATTGAGATTTTCAACCATGATTTGTCTCGCCTCGTCGAGAAGTTGCGCAACATGGGAGGCGGATCATGATCGACACCGTGGGATCGTTAATCCTCGGATTTGTGATCGGCTGGCTCATAGCCGATGTGATCCGGCTTCGCCGAGACATTCGCGGATTGGCGCTCCGCGTGGCCGACCTCGACCGCGATCTGCTCGCGCTGGAAGCCTCACTGACGGGAGATGGCAAGTGAAAAAGCCGAAACCCCCGATCGATCACGAAACCCGCGACCGCCTCGCGCAGCACGTCATGGCGGTTTGCGTCGGGGATCTGTCGCGACAACTTGCTGATGGCCGGATGCCGAAGCAGGATGTTCCGGCAGCTGTCAGCTTCATCGCTTCCCTTGCCTATATGATGGCGGACGCAATGATCGCGGCGAGGAACAAATGAAAAAGAAGATGCTCCGTGTCAGGCCGATCGCCTTCATCAGGGTGGACAACCACCTTGTGCCGTTGCCGCGCTTCCAGCGCGCGTTCGACGAGCAATACGCGATAAACGAGGAGTACGCCCTGATCAAGTCCGAAGATCGTAACATGACGCGCCACCGCGGATATTTCGCGCAGATCAAAGAGGCATTCAATAATCTGACCGAGGAGTACGCGAACGGCTATCCGAGCGTCGATCACCTCCGCGCCGATGCGCTGATTATGGCCGGTTACTACACCGAGGCCCGCTACGTCATGGACAGCCGGGACGAGGCCAAACACCTCGGCGTCATGCTGCGTCGATTGAGCCCACTGGCGGTGATCCGGATCAAGGGGAACGTGGTGCTGCATTTCGAGGCTAAATCGCAGTCCGTTTCGTCGATGGGGCGCGAAGAATTTGAAACCAGTTGCAGGAAGGTCCTGCATATCGTGGCTTCGATGGCGAGGACCACGCCAGCCGAACTCAAGAAGAACGCAGGGAGGGCCGCCTAGATGGCGTACGCTTATTAGTTTGTCAGGCTAGTTTGCCACCATTGCAAGGCTTCCTTTTCGTGTCCAATCGATCAGGAAAATGACCGATCATGTTGCGCAGCCTGTGAGAGCAAATCATGAGCCTTAGCGTTTTCACAATAGAGGAGAAGATCGACGCTCTCCACCGAGAGATCGATCAATTGCGGCGCGCCGGTTTCCCGCCGCGGTCCGCCCAGCAGCGCCATTACAAAACGCTATGCGCAATCCTGAACGACCTGCGCGCGCGCCAGCTGCCGCGGAGTCTCCCGCTCGGTGAACTCGAACGCGGCCTGGCGCGCGTTAAGGCCAGCAAGACGTCCCTCGGATACGATCAGGGCCAGATGATCAATGTCGCCGGCATCCTGATCCAGCGGTGGCCCTTCATCCAGCAGGCGCTGGAGAACTTTGGCGCGGAGTCGATGGAATGAACAACATCCTGATCATCGTGCTTTCAATCTTGTGCACGCTCGCCATCGTGCTCGAACCGGACCGTGACCGGATCATGTTCAATCCGGTCACCGACGGGCCGATCCGCGTCGAAAGGCCAAGGTCCAAGACCTACACATTCACGCCGAGCGCCGCTGATTGCGTCAGAGGCGGAAGATGCATTACGAAGGCCGGTGGCGGCAGCTACCAAATTCACATCGAGTATTGAGGAGATCAGCATGGCCTACACACCCGGACCGAAACAGCAGCAACTCCGCGAACTCCGCGAGGGCAAGATCAAGAACGCCCCGAAGCCGACGAAGGCCGACATCCGGAATAGCATCGCGAAGATCAAGCCAGTGACGCGGAACGGCGGGAAGCGAGGACGATAATGGACATTCGTGAAGCCATCGAGGACATCATGGGCGAGAAGTTGGCGAGCAGCATCATCGCCGACATGGGCATTCATTGGGCCGTGGTCGGAGCGATGTGCGATCCCCGCGCGGACGATCGACCGACCGCTGTCCGCGTCATTCGGGAATGGCAAGCCGAACAGAAGGCGCGATCCTGATGCCGCGCGAATCCAAACTTATCGACATCGCTGGAGAGGCGCGCGGCGAAACTCCCAAAGCAATCCGCATTTATGATGGCAAGACAACCGAATGGGTGCCGAAGCAATTCGTCGAGGAAAACGACGATTCCACTTTTACAATGCCGGAGTGGCTTGCCCGCGAGAAGGGGTTTATCTGACCGCTGGACTTCGGACGGAAAACGATTATGAATCCAACCATCGCGGCTGCAAGCGCGAAAGAAACGGCACCTTCCCCGAGCTTCCTCTCGTCTGGTGTCGTGCCACGCATGACCCTTGAACCCGTTTCCAGGCTTTGCAGGCCGGACGGGAGGGAGACGATTATGGAAAGAGAACGGTGGCTTCCGGTTGTTGGGTATGAAGGATTTTATGAGGTGTCGGACGCTGGCCGAGTGAGGTCCGTCACCCGAACGATTAGGTATTCTGATGGTCGAGTTCGGACCTATCCGAGCGCCATCAGGAAGAGCCAGACATCGGCTTACTACCTGACGATTGATCTAAAGCGGAATGGCAAAAAGCAAAAATACTGCATTCATGCGCTCGTCGCTGAATCATTCATCGGGCCGAGGCCGATTGGAAAGCAGGTAGCCCATAACGACGGGAATGGATTTAACGGATTTCTAAAAAATATCCGCTATGCCACTCCGGTAGAGAACGATGCCGACAAGATAAGGCACGGCACCCGGCCGCGCGGCGAGAAAAACGGCCATGCGAAATTGACCGAGACAATGGTCGCTGAGATCAGATCAAGATGCGCGTCGAGCCACAATCAGCGCGCCATCGCATCTGATTTTTGTATCACACAAAGCGAGGTGTCTCGAATCAACACCGGACATAGGTGGAGACACTCATGAGCAAGCTTTACCGCCCTCATGTTCCATTATCGGTATGCTGCGAGGTCGCGGAGCGACAATTGCGCGCCGCCGGGGAGATCAAGGATGTGATCGCGGTTGCAGGATCTCGGACATATTCCAACAAACTTCGGACGCTTTTGCCGTGGCTCGCCTGGGTACTTGGATGCGAACCATCCGAACTGCGCCTTGATCACGATCCGCCCTTGGCCGCGCGACCGCGTAATAGCCAAGGACTCGGACTGAAATCGCGTTATGAGCCTGATGCCAACGATCCGGATCATCTGTTTTATCGCCCGCATGGCGCACAGCACGCGGGAAGCCATGACGTGAAGACTCGGATTCGTGGAGATCACGGCCAGCTTTCCGACCTTGCTCTGATCAAAAAGGCTAGACGCTACGATCCGTTAACGAAAAATAAACCTCCGAAGCGTAAGGTCAAAATACACTCTAAAGGCTTCGACAAAGTGTCGCGGCCGTTTCAGAAAAGGACCAAAAAATGATCTGGCTATTCATCGGTGCCGTGGCGCTGGTCATCGTTTTTGAGTGCATGATGTCGCTCGATAAGACGCTGGCGCGCATCTATGCAGCAGATGATCAGGAAAATTTGTGATGGCAAATCAAACCGGCGCAAACAATCCGAACTGGAAAGGCGGTCGGGTTATCGATCCTCGCGGCTATGTCCTGATCCGAGTCGGCAAGGATCATCACTTGGCCGACGTTCGGGGCTATGCCTATGAGCACCGGATTGAGGCCGAAAAGAAACTAGGGCGCCGACTTCGTGGGCGTGAGGAAATTCACCATGAAGCGTCGAAGTCAGATAATCAGCCGGACAAGATAGTCGTCACCAAGAGCCGACTTCACCACTTCGCCTTTCACCATCGCAAACGAACCGACCTTCGGATGCCGGACCAGCGTAATCGTATGGTCAACTGCGCCTGCGGGTGCGGTGAACGCTTTCGAAGGTTCGACGACAGCAATAGGCCGCGCAAATTTGTCAGCGGTCACAATATGAGGAAATTGTGATGGCTGAAAATTCGCATATTCAATGGTGCGACCACACGCACAATCCTTGGATAGGATGCCAAAAGGTTTCGGCTGGATGCGATAACTGTTTTGCAGAAACGATGATGGACAAGCGTTACCATCGGGTCGAATGGGGACAGCGCAAGACCGAAACTACCCAACCCAGCGTCGGCACCAGGATTCTAACTTCGGAAGCAAATCGACGTAAACCGGTCGTCTGGAACAAGCACCACACGGAGTTTCAGGCGAAGCACGGCCACCGCCAGCGCGTGTTCTGCGCTTCGCTCTCGGATGTATTCGATAATCAAGCGCCGGAGGGCGCGCGGGCTGACCTTTTTAATCTGATCGGTGGCACGCCAAATTTAGATTGGCTTTTATTAACGAAACGCCCCGAAAATATCGCTGGAATGATGCCAGGAGTCTGGCTTTCCGAAATGCCCTCGAACATATGGATTGGCACCACTTGCGAGGATCAGGCTGCATATGATCGCCGCTGGCCGATCCTGCAGCAGATCCCGGCGCGCGTGCGTTTCATCAGCTACGAGCCTGCACTGTCCGGATTGACGCTAACTCACCACGATGCCAAGCCGAGTTGGTTGATTGCGGGTGGTGAGAGCGGCCAGGGCCACAGGTACGACAATCCGATCTGGTATTATCGGCTGATGGACGAATGCGAGAAATGGCGCGTCCCGTTCTTCATGAAGCAACTTGCCGGCCGCAAACCTATCCCCGATGATTTGCTAATCCGGCAGTTCCCATCTGGGATTTTATAGAGTAATTTCCCCAAATCAGATTCCCCCGCTGCCGGGGTCCGCGCAGCACCACCAAGGAAAGATACCCATGAAGAAACTTGCTATCCTCGCCGGCCTCGCGGCGGCGTTCACCACCGCGCCCGCCTTCGCCTCTGACAAGATTACCCTCGCCCAGGCAATGCCGCTTTCTACTGCACTGCAAAATCTCGACGGCCACATGATCGTCATCAAACAGAACGGCCAGGACGCCGCGATCATGACCCCTTGGGAGTTCGGCTCCGGTTCCCTCCGGCTCCGGATCGCCAACGACCTGACCATTGTCAACGCGGCGCTCAAGACTGCCGAGGAAACCCGCCAGGCCGTCATCAAGGAACTGCTCAAGAAAGCCTCGGACCGCACCGGTTCCGCGGTGACCGAGATCAAGCCCGACATGCCCGAAAGCGCCGACTATCAGAAGCAATACCTGGACCTGATGGCCCAGCCCGCCAGCGGAACCCAGGACCTCGGCCGGATCAAGGCTAGTGAATTGCGTCTGGACAAAAATGAAATTCCGGTCACTGTGCTATCAGCATTGAAACCAATTATGGACGAATAATGCTTACGCAGGAGCGACTTAAGCGCCTCCTCGATTACGATCCAGCCATGGGAAAATTCCTGTGGCTGGAGGATCGAAGCAACGTCATCCGGGCCGGGATGACCGCAGGCTCACTGACGGCAAGCGGATACATCACAATTCAAGTTGATGGCCGCCCCTACCGCGCCAGTCACCTTGCCCACCTTTGGATGACCGGACGCCACCCTGTTCCTTGGTGCGATCACGAGGACGGTGATACCCAGAACGATCGCTGGCTAAATCTTAGGGAAGCCACCCCAGCCCAAAACGGCAAGAACAGAAAAATGAACAAAAACAATCAAATTGGCCTCAAGGGTGTTCATGCTTACAAAGGCAAGTTCAAGGCCCAGATTCAGGTCGATGGCCGCAAGATACATCTCGGAACCTTCGACAGGCCAGATCTGGCTTTTGCCGCCTATATCGCGGCAGCGCGCGAGCATCATGGGGCGTTCGCCAGATATTAGGGGCAACGCCGCCCGGCGCGCGGCCCGTGGTGCGTTATTTCGGGATGGCCGCTACAAGGGGCCATTCAGACAGCAAAACGCCCCTACGGCCCTTTGCGGCGGTAGGGGCGGAACTTTTAGGGCTTCCGAGAACCAGTTACCCCCAAACTAGTTTCACGATTTACACAAAACTGGGTGGGTTCCTCGTTTGCGGTGCAGCAAGCGGCCGTCGTTCAAATGGCCGACGAAGTCCTTGCCGTCCTGGATGACCCCCGCGATCGCCGGCATGGAACTATTCTTGAACAGCCGCTCGCGCTTCCAAAGTGGAATATCTTCGTCGC